CGAGAGTTTGAGCAGGAGAATAAAGGCATTGGCAAAACGTTACCGGACGATTTGCCCGAACCACCGAAGGAGCTTATCACGAAGCCCGGGGATTTATGGATTCTGGGGGATCACCGGTTGTTGTGCGGTGACAGCACCAAAGAAGAAGATGTCGCCCGGTTAATGGATGGACAGCAGGCAGACTTGTTGGCGACTGACCCGCCTTATTGCGTTGATTATACCGGCAAGGATAGACCCAACGGCGGAAGGGATTGGTCGAATGTTTACCACGAGATCGATATCCCGGACGCATCAGCGTTCATGAGAAGTTTTTATTCGGTCGCTTTGAAATTTATCAAACCGCACACAGCATTGTATCTCTGGCACGCATCGAAGCGCAGGAGCGAGATCGAGTGCGTATGTCAGGAATTAAATATTCTCATTCATCAGCAAATCATTTGGGTGAAACCGTGCGTGATTTTGACCTACTCGTTTTACTCATGGCGGCATGAGCCGTGTCTTTTGATGTGGGTCAAAGGGCAGAAGCCGCCTTACCGGCCGAAGGACAAGTCTATCGGAAGCGTTTGGTCGATTGACTTTGTGCGGTCGGGAGATCCGACTACTCCGGAATATCACACCGATGTTTGGGAGCTTGATTGGGAAGGCAAGAAAAGGGGAAGCACGATCGCCGAACATCCCACGGTTAAACCGACTGAGGTGTTCGCAATACCAATGCGGGTGCATACGCAGGTCGGGAATATTTGTTTTGAGCCGTTTTGCGGATCGGGTTCGCAGATTATCGCCGCTGAAAGGGTGAATCGCCGGTGCTTCGCCATGGAGCTTGAGCCGTTCTTTGTGGATGTGGCGGTTAAGCGTTGGGAAGAATTTACCGGAAAGAAAGCGGTGAAAGCGTAATGGAAGAAGTAAAGCAGAAACAGAATTTGGCGGATATCGCCCGGAAGAAACGCTACCTGCATTTGATCGAGAAACTGCATAGCGGCACGCCGTTAACGAAGCCGGAGATCAAAGAGCTTGAGGAGTTTGAGAAAGAGCCGCAGGAGCCGACCATCGTTAAGAGCGCAGAGGAAGTAGCGCAGTTTATGGACGTGTCGGAGCGCACGGTTTATCGCTGGCGCAATGAGGGCATGCCGGTCACTAAGGACGGTTATTACGATCTTGAGCGGATCAGGGTCTGGTTTGAGGAACGAGAGAAGACCGGTGATGGCGAGGGGAAGGCGTACTGGGAAGAAAAGATCAGGAAATACAAAGCGACGTTACTTGAACTGGAGTTGAGGAAAGTCCAAGGTGAGCTTATTTCAAGTGAGGAAGTCGAGCGTGGACGCATCTTAAGAATCATCGCTGTTAAGCGGGCGTTTTTGGCGTTACCGACACGGCTCGCATCAGTTCTCTCCATGCAGGAGCCCAGAGAAATCGAGGTCATTCTTTATGAGGCGATATCAGAAATTATTGACGAGTTTGCGGGAGTTATAAATGAGAACGCTGAAACAGGACAGACAAATTTGGACGCAAGCGGAGAAGCAGGCGTGGAAGCGTCCGGCGAAGATAACGGTCAGCCAGTGGGCTGACCAATACCGTTATCTTAATCCGGTTACGTCAGCTGAGCCCGGCCGCTGGAAGACCATGCGCACACCGTATTTGCAGGGCGTCATGGACGCTTTCACGGATCCGTTTGTTGAGGAGATCACGGTCATGGCGGCCTCTCAGGTCGGTAAGACCGAGGGCATGTTCAACATGCTGGGGTATGTCATTGATCAGGACCCAGGCCCCACGCTGGTGGTATTGCCGAGAGAAAATGACGCAAAGAGCGTTTCCTATAACCGAGTGCTTCCCATGATTCAAAGCTCGCCAGCTTTGCGTGACCGCATGCCGGTTAACGCAGATGATATGACAAAGCTGGAATACCGCATGGACAGGATGATTCTTTTCTTTGCCGGTTCAAACAGTCCGGCTGATCTTGCGTCACGTCCGATTCGCTATTTGTTTTTGGATGAGATAGATAAATACCCGAGGTTTTCCGGCCGGGAAGCGGATCCGATTAAGCTTGCGACAGAACGGCAGAAAACATTCTGGAATAAAAAGACGGTTAAGGTTTCAACGCCGACAACACGTGACGGCTATATTTTCCGTGAGTATGAAAAATCAGACCAGCGTAAATTCTATGTGCCATGTCCGCATTGCGGTTGTTACCAGACGCTTGTGTTCGGACAGGTCAAATGGCCGGAAGAAGAAAGGTCGGCAGAGAGAATCAAAAATGAACGTCTTGCTTATTATGAGTGCGTGTACTGCAACAAACGCATTGAGGATTATCAAAAACCGAAAATGCTCACGCAGGGCAAGTGGGTTTCCCGGGATGAAGACATAGATGAAGCCGGTCGGATCTCAAGCGACGGAATTAAGAGTAAGCACCGGGGGTTCTGGATTAATTCCCTGTATTCACCGTGGCTTACATGGAGTGATATTGCGGCAGAATTTTTGAAGTCAAAAGATTTCATTGAACTCTTAATGAATTTTGTCAATTCGTGGCTTGCTGAAGTTTGGGAAGAAAAGATCGAAGAAACAACCGTTGATAAAGTGCGATCGCTTGCGTGCGATTACATTGAAGGAGTCGTGCCGGACGATACGGTTGTGCTTACGGCGGGCGTGGACGTGCAGAAAGATCATTTTTATTACGTTATCCGTGGCTGGGGATATGAGGAACAGTCATGGCTCGTGCGGTGCGGATCGTTTGAATACTGGGAAGATTTGGTTGAGGTGCTGTTTAAGACCGAGTACCGAAAATATTCCGGCGATGAGACATTGCCGGTTTACATGACCTGCGTTGATTCCGGGTTCAGGACAGATGAGGTTTATCACTTTTGCAGGCACTGGCACGACCGGGCAAAAGCGATTAAAGGGCAGGAAGAATTAACGGACGGCAGGTTTTATCGTGCGTCAAAGATTGATATCAATTCACGCACGGGAAGCATCATCAAGAACGGTCTGGTGTTGTGGAATCTCAATGTCACGCAGTACAAAGATAAGATTAGCCGCCTTGTGGCGAGTAAGGATCCGGCAAAGTGGCATCTGTTCAGAAATCCGTCGGATGACTATCTTGCGCAATTCACGTCAGAGCATAAGGTTTTGGTAAGGAACAGGAATACTGGTAAGGCTAAAGAGGTATGGCAGAAAAAGCGCTCCTCGATTGCGAACCACTATCTTGATGCGGAAGTCTATGCGCTTGCGGCCGCAGACATTATCCGTGCGCTCAACCTTCGCCGGGATGAACGCAAAGTTCATAAAGATATCAGACAGGAACATAGCCGTTCCAGTTGGATTCGCAAACGAGAAGGGGCGTGGATTTAATGGGCGGCAGATGGTTAAACAGGCACAAGAACTGGTTGAGGGAAGAAGATCCTCCTCAATCACGTGGCGAGCAGTTGGTTGAGAGTGAAGATTATGGAATTCCGTTTCATCCGCTTAAATGTCCGAAGTGCGGTAGCAAAAATCACAGGTGTTATTCGACTCATTTGCCTATTCGGTATCATGTGTGCAGAGATTGCGGGAAAAACTTCAAAAGCGTTGAAGTCGAAGAAAAATAGATTTGCTATTTTGTAGTAATGACCACATTGAAAAAGATTTAGGGTTAAGTAAAATTTAAAGTAGAGATATTAAAAGCGCAGGAGTTGGCCGCTCCGTGTGCGCCCAATAAAGTTACAAAGCCCGTATTCGTTGCAACGAGCGAATGCGGGCTTTTTTATTGGGATAAAGAGGAAAAATATGAGCGCACCGACAAAACAGGAAATGCTTGAGAACTTGGAGATTGCGATTAACGCCAGAATGACTGGCGGCGCTGTTCAGTCGTATTCGATTGGCGGGAGAAATTTGCAGTACATCACGCTGTCGGAGCTTATAAAACTGCGGGACAAACTCAGGCAGGAAATCGCCAGCGGATCGTCCCGCACATCGTACGCAAAGTTTGAGAATCCGGTATGAACGTAAAAGAAAAGATATCACAAGGGCTTGACGGTTTTATCGGCTTTTTCTCGCCTAGGGCGGGATTTAAGCGGCGCATGTACCGTGAAGCGATAAAGCTGTCTGAGAAGTTCGGCGCTTATCGTGGTGCGGACAGGAACAGGCTTCGATCCTCATGGCTTCCGGGCGGCGGATCAGCTGATGAGGACATTATTCCGGATTTGGCGGGACTGCGTGAGAGAAGCAGGGACTTAAACCGCAACGATGCTCACGCCTCAGGCATTACGAATACAATGACGACGAATGTCATCGGTACCGGCATAAGACCGCAGAGCCGTATTGATACAGACACGCTTGGCATCAGCGATAGCAGAGCGGACAAATTCCAGAAAAGAGCCGAGAGCGCATGGAAGAACTGGCTTCCTTTTTCGGACGCTGGCAACCGCATGGATTTTTACGAGATACAGCAGTTGGTTGACCGGCAGATTTTAGAAAACGGAGAAGCGATAGTGATTCCGGTCATGCTCAAAGACAAAAACAGGCCATATTCGCTTGCGTTGCAGGTGATCGAGGCAGACCGGCTTGCCACGCCTCCGGATAAGCAGGGCGATAAAACGATCAGGGCGGGCGTGAAGGTGGGTGAGAACGGAGAGGCGGTTTCCTATTTTATTCAGAAAACCCATCCCGGGGATTACCGGTTCAGCAGATCTGTTGAAAGAGTGTTTGTTGAGATACCGGCACGCAATGAGTTTGGGCGGCCAAATGTATTTCATTTATTTCCGGTTCAGCGTTCCGGCCAGACACGAGGCGTACCCTTCTTCGCTCCTGTGCTTACGTATTTTAAGGATTTAGCGGACTATGCGGAGGCCGAACTCGTGGCCGCACGCATTGCGGCTTGTTTCTCGCTTTTTATCACCTCGGAAGCGTCTATGGATTTAAACACCGGATATGACCGTAATTTTCAAGGACAGTATTTGGAGTCATTAGAGCCGGGAATGATCCGTCATCTGCTTCCGGGTGAATCAATCTCCGCTTTTAATCCCCAGCGTCCGTCAGCGACATTTGAGCCGTTTGTTGAGCGGATACTTCGGGCGATTTCGGCGGCGTTAGGCTTGCCCTATGAACTCGTGGCCAAAGATTTTTCAAAAACAAATTACTCAAGCGCACGTGCGGCGTTGTTAGAGGCTCGCAGGTATTTCAAAGTCAGGCAGGAATGGATTGCTCGAAAATTATGCCAGCCGGTTTGGGAGATGGTGCTTGAGGAGGCGTACCTGCGGGGAGAATTGGGAAACATATCGTTTTACGAAAACCGGCAGGGCTGGACAAACGCTTCATGGATAACGCCCGGATGGGAATGGGTGGACCCGCTTAAAGAAGCGCAGGCGGCTGAGGTCGGGATCAGAAACGGTATCGTTACCTATTCGGATTTATTCTCTGCGCAAGGTAAAGATTGGGAGGAATGCTTTGAACAAAGAAAAAGAGAACAAGAAAAAATCGAAGAGCTTGGACTCAAGATCAGTTCGCAAGCAAATCCAAGTAATGGTAACAGCCCAGATGCAGACGGCGCAGACGCTGATCGTAGAAGTGAGGAGTAAGAAATGAGAAAGGATTTGTTTAGGACGGATATCGCTCGTTCCGGCAATGTCGGAATTGATAAGGACAAAGCGGTGATCAAAGGTTTTGCCGTGGTCACCAAAGGAATAACTAAAGACGCCCGGGGGGAGTTTGACGACGCTTCGCTGGATACGATTGTCGAACTGGGAAATAAATCCAAGAACGGCATCAAGTCACGATTTGGTCATCCCAACATGAGCAGTACGGCGCTCGGCACGTTTCTGGGCAGGGTGCGCAATTTCAGCCGTGACGGCGATATTGTGCGGGGGGATTTGCACATTGATAAGACGGCTTTTGAGACGCCGGACGGCGACCTTGCCGGGTATGTGCTGAATCTAGCCGAGAGCGATCCGGAGATGTTTGGAGCCTCGATGGTCATTTACTGGGATGAGGAGAAGCGGGAAGGAATGGATGCGCAAGGCAATGAACTGCCACCGTTCATTCGTGTCAGCAAACTACTCTCGGTTGATGTGGTGGACGATCCGGCGGCAAACGATGGATTTTTTGGTATGCCGTTTTTCTCGGAGAGCGTGCGCCCGTCAGCGGAGATCACGGCGTTCTTGGATAAATTCCTTAACAATCCTGATGCGGTAGAAAAGACCATCGGGTTTTTGAATAGATATCGTGTGAATAAAGAAGTCATAGAAAAACGACAGGAGGTGAAAACCATGTTTGAGGAACTTACGGTTGAACAGTTGAAGCAAGAAAGAAACGACCTTGTTGAATCCGTGCGCAAAGAAGGCTTTGAGGCCGGAGTAAAGCAGGAGCGGGAAAGAGCGTTTTCTATCCTTAAGAAGGCGGAAGCCTTTGAAGGGATGGGGGCGATTGCGCTTGAGGGGATAGAGAAAGGAATTTCTCTTGATCAGGCGACAATCAATTTTCAGCAAAAGCGGCTTAACGACCTTGAAGCGTCATCGGCGCCTAAAGTCGGGCCTGATGTGGAAAAAGAACCCGCAAAGAAATTAAGCCATCTTGAGCGGGCTAAGAAATACCAACAGGAACACGGCGGAAGCATGACTGATGCGTTAAAGGCGACCGCCGAAAAGCATAAGGAGGTTTGAAATGTCACAGGAAAATTTAGGGGCAAAAGCGTTTGTTGCGGGAGAAGACCTTGAGGCGTACCGCAGGGTTAAGTTAAGCACGGGAAGCGGATCGCAGGTTGAGTATGCGGATGCCGGAGAGGCTTTTATCGGCATCACGGCGGCAAAGACGTTGCAGAACGATTTCGTCACCGTGAACCTTAAAACAACCGGCAGGACGTTCAAGCTGGTTGCGGTCGGGGCGATCAGCGTGGGAGCTGACTTTTACGGCGCAGACGACGGCAAGATCAGCGCAACGGTGAGCGGTTCGATTATTGGAAAAGCGTTGGAAGCATCGGCAAGCGACCTCGAGGTTATCGAGGGATTGCTGGCCTAAAAAAATAACGACACAGGAGGTTTACCATGGGAGTTGATTATTCAGGAACAAGAGCGACGCCGAGGATGGATCTCGGGGTTGCGGTGATGGAATACGTGGAGCAGGAAAACGAGTTTATCGGCACGAAGGTTCTGCCTATATTCCGGACGCAGAAACAGAAGTCGGTTTTCCCGGCAATTACTCGTGAGAGCATTACCCGGGATGCGGATACCAAGCGTGCGACTCGTGGCAATTACAACCGGGACGGATTCAGCGCAAAAGACAAGTCCTACAACTGTCAGGAGCATGGTCTTGAAGGCGCACTGGACGACAGCGAGAGATCGATGTACGCCAGCGACTTCGACGCTGAACTCGTGACAACGAAGATCACGACCCGCAGGGTTTTGCAGGCGCAGGAGAAGCGTATCGCCGATCTTCTGTTTGACACAAACACCTTTACGGGGTCGGCTTTGTATACGGATCATTCGGCTAATCCGTGGTCGGACATTGCTACAAAGGTGGTCAAGCAGATCAGGGACGCCAAGTCAAAGGTGCGCTCAAATTGCGGTATTGTGCCGAACGCCTTGATTCTCAGTTCGACCAATATAGAGCGGCTTAAAGGGAACAGCGAGATCATTGATCTCATCAAGTACACCTCAAGGCCGACCGATGCCGAGGTTCGGACAGCGCTTGCCGATTTGTTCGGCATCAAGTATCTGTTCGAGGGCAAGGCGATCCGCAACACATCCAAAGAAGGCAAGCCTTTCGTGAGCGGCGACATCTGGAGCGACAACTATGCGCTTCTGGGATTGGTCGTCAGCGACGGACAGGATTTGTCGCAACCGGGGCTTGGCAGGACGTTTCTCTGGGTTTCGGACAGTCCGGAGAATGCGGTGGTTGAGCAGTACCGGGCAGAGGAAATAAGAAGCGACATCTTCCGTGTGCGCCAGCATGTGGATGAGATGATCATCGATCCTTATTTCGCTCACCTGTTGAAAGTTGCGTAAACGGAGGGGGCTTTATGCCCCCTTCTTTTTAAAACTAAGGAGTTTTGGTAATGAGCGGACCTTTTAATGTGGTTGACACAGGAAAGTTTTCGAGCCTTGAGTTCGGGCCTTTCATAACGGTCAGGGAAAACGTGACGGTTGACGATGCTGGCAATCCGGCGAATTACGACAACTGTTTTGATTTAACCGGGTATGAATTTATTGAAATATTCATCAAGCTAAGCGGCACAAGTCCGGAATGGGATATCACGCCGCTTTTCGGGCAGGATGAAGTCGATTTCACCTTTCATGAAGGACAGAAGGTGACGGTTAATTCAAACGTAAAGATGACGCTGTCAGTATTGGGTGCGAAGTATTTTTACTTCCGCTGTGGCGGTTCTTCCGGCACGTCGCCGAAGATCGACCGTATACGAATCAGGCCGTTTAACTTGGTCAGATACAAACGCTAAAAGAGGGGTTTGTCATGCAGGTAATGGAAAAACAAAACCCCAATACTGCGATTGTGCGGAACGTGCGCCCGATGCTTGCGGGTCTACATGATATCCGTGACAAGGTCTTCCTTGACGTTGATTTCAGTGAGAACAGCGGCAATAAGGTTATTGATCAGTCGGGATATCACCAGCACGGAACCATAATCGGAGCTTCCAGAGCGGGCGATCCTCAATATGGCAATGTCTTGAAGTTTGACGGCATCGATGACCGGGTTGATTTCGGAAGTTTTCAACGGTTCAGGAGTGTAACCGGTTCATTCTCATTGTGTGCCCTCTATAAACGCTACACCAAAGACATCGTCAATGCGGATGCGATTATCGGGAACTGGTATTGGACGTCTGATGGCAATTTGAGGCGTGGATCGATTCTCAGGTATTACATCAACCAGAGCGTCGTTGCCATTATTGTTGAGATGACGAACGGTTCAACGATTCAGGAAATACAGATATCAACAGACGCTCCAAAACTGAATCACTGGTATTTCGTGGTTGGCACGGTCAATTCTGTTGATCGCAAAGCCCGCATTTATTTAGACGGCAAACTCAAAGGCACAAACACCGCCAGCGTTGGTTTTAATCAGCCACGATTGGATAGTCCTTGGAATTTTTATGTCGGGTATAACGGCACGAATTCTGGATATTTCCCGGGCGAGATCGCTTGGGCGAGGGCGTATGAGAAAGCGTTATCCGACAGAGAGGTTCAGAATCTTTTTACGTGGCTTAAGAAAAAGCACGGGCTGATTTAGGAGTCACTGATGGCAAAGAGAGAAATAAAACGATTTTTGGAGATAGAGGAAGTGCTTGGGGACAGCAACGCCGATAAGGATCCGGTTATTTTAAAAGAGGAAGTTCCGGAACGGGCGGTTGCCTTTACACGGCACAATCAGTTGAAGACTACTTTGGCGGGCAGGAAGTATCGGGCTTATGTGCATGTATGCGGTCATCAGAAGAACGGCAAGAATGTTCCCTGTGTCCGGGAGCTTATTGAAGAAAAGGTTTGAAGATATGAGCGAAAACGTCATGACAAAGGAATCGTGCAAAGAAAAGCATGAAACGGTGGAAAAAGAAAACGAGCATCTGCGCACGCAAGTAAAAGAGCATGAAGAAAAGCTCAGGGAAGCGGATATCAAGTTTGTCGAGCTGGCCGGTGACGTGAAGCACATAAAAGACCGCATTGATAACGGTCTTTCAAAAACCATCTGCCAGATCAAGGAGAAGATGGACGAGTTCATGCCTCTGGTTCGGGAAAGTTCCGAATGGGCGGGTAGATTCAAACAAGCGGTTTATTTCGTCGCTGTGATCAGCTTTGGCGGAGGCTTGGTGAGCCTTGCTTTTCACTTTGCGGCGATGATAGCGGATAAGGTGTTCAAATGAGTTTTAAGACGCAGGCGGCTGATGATGGCAAAAAAGTTTTTTTAAACTCAAGCGAGTTTGCGGAAGAAATCACCTATACGCCTGCGGGTGCGCAAGCGAAGGTTATTAAAGCCGTGGTGGTACGGGAAGGGCTTGCCCCGGGTGATGAGAACCTTAACCGGTCGTTGAGAAAACAGGCGGAACTGTATATCGCCTGCGATGACGTTGAAGGGGTTCTGCAGATAGATAAAAAAGACGACCGTGTGACGCTTGCCGATGCCGAAGGCATTGAGCGGGAAGCAAGAGTTACGGAAGTTGTCGGTAAAGAAGAAGGCATGTGGCATTTACTTGTGGGGTGGTAGGAATGGTTCAGCTAACGACCGAAATCGATACACGGGCTTTGGAGCGGGCGATTAAGATTGCGCCACGAGTGCTTAAGTTTGAGCTGGCCGATGGCATGGATCGTATCGGTAAAGGGTTTTTGAAGCGATTTCGGCAACAACAGCTTCAGGGGCCTCCGGGCGTGCGTGGCGCTTCCGGGCATGGGCTTTTCGGAACGTTCAAGCGGGTTTTTCTCGTGTCGCCTGAGATTGAGGGCATGGGCATCGAGATTTTCTCCGAGTCAAAGGTCGCCAAGCTACACGAAACCGGAGGAACGGTAAAAGACCCCGGAGGCGGCAGGTTGGCGGTTCCCTTGTCGGCACGCACTGAAATGTTTACGCCATCCGGAAAATTAAGGGCTCGGTACAAGCGGCCAAGAGAATTGAAAAACGTTAGAGCGATGCGGCTTAAGGGCGAGACGTTTCTCGCCAGAGTCACGAAACGTGCGCAGAAGATACTGCCATTGTACGTGCTTAAGCGGCAGGTGCGCATAAAGCCTAGGCTAGGTTTTTACAGGACATGGGACGGTCTGGTGAATTACCGGATCGACATTTTGAATAAATCGGTCGAGAAGGCATTGAGGAAAATCTGATGGAGACGGTCAGAGAGCGGATACTTCAAAACATTAAAGCGGTTCTTGAAGGGATAACGATCGCAAACGGCTACAACTTTGATTTCACGCCCGAGACGGTTCAGCGCTGGACTATGCACGGCAACCGCATGGTTGATTTGCCCATGGTTGTTATCAGTCCGGGTGATGAGGACGAGAACAGTTCCCCGAACCCTTTTGAGGAATGCGTGCTTACCGTGTATCTGGATGCCTTTTTCATGAACGATGAGAACGATTCGGTTTCAACGGACACGTATTTGAATAGATTACAGGGCGATATCAAAAAAATAATTCTGCAGGATCCGACCCGTGGCGGTGAAGCGATTGATACCGATATCCTCGGCACGACTCCCTTTGAGACAACCGAGGGGCAACCTTACGCCGGGATCATCATGGAAATACGAGTCAGATACCGTCATTTGAGAACGGATCCCACAGCAAAGAATTAAAGGAGGTCTGATTATGTCAATGCTTATAAGAAAACGCCAGCTTGCGGCAAAAATCGAAACGCAGGAAGGCATTGCCGAGACGCTTTCGGCGGCTGATGCCGGGATTCTGGTTAATTTTTCACCGAAGGCAAGTTACGACCCGCAGATGTATCAGCGGGACCCTGTTCGGGCTTCGCTTACCAAGATGGGAAAACTTGCGGGCAAGCGTTCAGCGGGGATTGATTTCAGTATTGAACTTAAAGGTTCGGGATCGGTGACGGTTGAGCCGGAATGGTTGCGGCTGATTAAAGCCTGCGGGTTTGTGTCCAACGCATTGGAGAAGATATCGATTGGGGCGATTACTTCCGGTCCTTATCTACATGGCGAGACCATAACCGGCGGGACATCGGGTGCGACCGGCAGGGTTGTTATCAAGACAGCCAACGGTACGACCACGCTTTATTTTGTCGCTTTAACCGGCACGTTTCAAAGCGGTGAGACCGTAACCGGCGGGACGTCCGGTGCGACTTCCACGTCGTCATCGGATCCGGCGGATGCGGGCTTTGAGATTAAGCCGATCAGCAGTTCGGTTGCTTCATTGACCATGGGACTTTTTGAAGACGGTATCAGGAAAGTTCTTAAAGGGTGCCGTGGGACAGTAAAGTTCGGTTTTAAGATCGGCGAACCGGCCATGCTTGATTTCAGCTTCAAGGGAGTTGAGGCGGGAGTTGCGGATATCCCCATGCTTACGGGTGTGAGTTTTGACGCAACAGTGCCGCCCGTGCTTCTGAACGCCACGATGTCTTGCGACGGCGTGTCGCTCAATGTCGGCGAGCTTGAAGTTGACGTTGCCAATGTGCTTGCCTCAAAAGACAAGATTGACGACTCAAAAGGCATTCTGTCTTACATGATCACCGGCCGGGACATGCAGGGATCGTTTAACCCGGAGATGGTGCCGGTGGCCACGCATGATTTCTTCAATAAGTGGTTTAACAATACGCCGATGGTGCTTGATCTGGCTTACGGTGAAAGCGACGGCAACAAATTCAGAATTTACGCTCCGGGCATTGTGTACAACAAAATTGATGACGCTGACCGTGACGGGATTCAACTTGCGCAAACATCGTTTGATTTAACCGGTTCGATGGAACCGGGCGATGATGAACTGGCGATATTACTTTTATAAACAGGAGGTGTTTCATGCTAACAGGAATTGATGTTAATGCGACACGGGAATACGTGTCAAGACTCGATCCGGACAAGAATAATCCGACAGTGTTTCAAATCGGATTGCTGGATCCGGTGTTGAGGGCTGAGGTGGACGATGAGAGCAGTACTTATGAGATGAGTTCAACAAATCCGAACGATAAGGCCAAGGTGCGACTTAATTGGAATAAGCGCCAGATCATGGCGATTAAGTTCGGGCTTAAAGGCTTGAGCAATTTCCTTGACCCGCAGACAAACAAGCCGATCGAGCTTAAGTTCGACACGATTCATTATGCGGGCAAGATGAGGAACGTGGTGCCTGACCGGATTATCGCCATGTTTCCAAACGAATTGAGGCAGGAACTGGCCGAGGCGATATTAAACGAATCGAAGCTGTCGGAGGATGAGCAAAAAAACTGATCGTGGCGGTTCATCTGGGCGGCCTCACCGTGAACTGCCATAGCTGTTTAAGCGGGAGAAAGATTCGATGCGAGTATGAAGTGCCCGGGCAGGAAGTCTGGGAGCTTAACGGAACGCAGTACCGAGGATGCCCTTTTAAAATCGTCACGAGACGGTCGGCGAATTTTTTAAGGGCATTTCAGTTTTATAAGCAGGGCTATTTGCCGAATGAAGGCAGTTGGCTTGATCAGTCGGCGAAAATGCTTGACGCCTTTGAGGTCATTGAAAAGGAACTCCAAGCGATCGAACTGGAGAAAGAAAAAAGAAGGAATCAGTTTAGACGATGACGAATAAAGAACTGTCAATCATATTGCGTCTGCGGGATGAAGCCACAAAACGGCTTGAGGGCGTTCGTGGCAATCTGCAGAGGTTCGCCAATTCGTGGAAAAAGAACTGGCTTGCGATCACTGCCGCCATCACGGCAAGCATTATGGCGCTTCGCAAAGCATGGGACCTTATGGAAATGGGTGCCAAAGCCGAGCAGATTGAGGAGAGTTTCCGCCGTATGTCGGAAAGTGTCGGTGTTAACGCCCGGCAGATGCGGCAGGCGATCATGGACGCCTCGCACGCCACGGTGAATTTCTCTAATGTGGCGGATAAAGCGTCGGCTCTCTTGGCTCAGGGGTTGAGCATGGATCAGGTTACCGCTCTTATGCGTCAGGCACGGGTTGAAGCAAGGATATTCGGCACAACTACCGAGGAAGCGTTTCAAAACATTTCAAGCGCAGTCACCGGCGGTTTAGTCACCACGCTTCGCAGATCCTACGGATTGCAGTTGTCTCTTAAAGACGCTACAGAGGAATACGCCAAGGCTACGGGCAAGACCACCGAAGAAGTTCAGAAGTACCACATGGCGCAGGCGCTGGCTAACCATATTCTTGAGCGGAGTAAATCGCATCTTGAAGCGGTCAATCTTGAAATGCTCACCAGCTATGAAAAGGTGCAGATGCTCAAATCTCAATGGAACGATTTTCTTGAGCGGGCGGGACAGGCGTTGTGGCATGTGTTGGGATTCCTTCAGGGTTTTGCCAATCATCTGGTGGCCGGAATATTCACGATTCTTGAGTATGGCTCTGGTGCGGTTAAGGGATTTATTCAAGGGATAACGAACGCCTTGAATGGACTTTTAGGATTTGGCGTTGAGTTTTTCCAGAAGCTCATGACGCCGCTTATCAAGTTTTATGAACTCTTGGGAAAGCTCCCCGGAGATTTGGGAGAGACGTACCGGCAGGCGGCGATTGAAGTAGAGAAGTTTTCCGAAGGGTTGGAAAGCAAGACGATCAAATTCAATGTGGATGGATTGACACAGGGTCTTGAGGACGCCCGCTTGGCGTTTAATCTTGCGGCAGAGGAAAGCGCACAGGAAGCGATCAGACAATACGACCTTGTGTTTGCCAAGGTCAGAGACACTGGTGATAAAACCGGCGAGATACTCAAAACTGTCGCCAAACAGGTCGGCGACAGCGCCAAGGAAGCGGCGGTACAGTTCAGCGCCATGGAAGAATTTGCCAAACAGTCCGCTCGTAATATGCAGAACGCTTTTTCGGAATTTTTCTTTAAGGCATTTACCGGTGAGCTTCGAAGTATCAAGGAAGTGTTCGCCGACTTTGGCCGGGTGGTGTTGCAGATGATATCAAACATATTGGCAAAACTGCTTCTTATCAAGATGTTTACCGCAATGGCCGGACCCGGCGGAAAGATTTTCGGTGTAGCGGTGGGAAGCCTGTTTCACGGCGGCGGAATGATTGAAAAGAACCACCAGCGGTTTATCCGGGCGCACAGCGGTCTGGCTCCGGATGAGGTGCCGATCATCGCTCAGACCGGTGAAGGAGTGTTGTCCCGCAGGGGTATGCGGGCGTTGGGCGGCTCGGACAA